GCCCCAATATTAGCGAAGAAGGTTGCNATAATAAACATTGTTGTCATTATATAAAATATGATTGTTTTCATTAAGTTGCTTCCTTTTTTTTTTGATTCTGGTTTATCCTTTATATAAACCACACTTGTAAATAGACTAGGTTGATTTTGAAAATAAGTTTTCACTCCACTCAGCAATTTTAGATCGTATTACTCTATTCAAGTTTATTGCATATAGTTTTACATCCTCAGAAGGCTTAGAACAAGCATCTAGTATTACTGATAATCCATTTGTGTATCTTGTTAAATAGGCATTATCTATTTGTCTATTAGATCCAATTAGAATTATTTTTGTATTCTTACCAAATCTAGTTAATATCTTCTGTAATTGACTTTTAGATATACCTTGTACCTCATCTATAATTGCTATACAATTAGTAAATGTTCTACCTCTCATACCTAACGTGGTCATTGCTTGGATATTATATTCAGCTATAAGTTTTTCTTTTGCTTCTTCTAGTTTAGCTTCTAATTCTACCTTTTTAAGTTTAGTATCTTTATGTTTTTCTCTAACAATAAAATCTAAGGTATCAAAGATTGGATGTAAGTATACATCAAATTTAGTTTCTAATCCTGGTAAAAAACCTACTTCTTCGATAACATCTACGTCATTAACTGAGTTTCTGATATAGATAAGAGATTCATAATTATGATTCTTTTTCATTAATGCCATTGCATTAGACACAGAACATGCAGTTTTTCCGCTACCAGCCAAGGCTTCACACACAACTACGTCAATAGATGTATCTTGAATTGCCCTAGCAAGCATAAGTTGTTCCATATTAATTGGATTCAGTGCTTGTCTTCGTAGAGCCTCCTCAGTAGTTTTACCTAAAATTTGTACAGTCCCATCATCTACGTATGCTAGTTTATGTTGGACAGTATTTGGAGCAGTGAAAACATAGTTAAAGTTCTCTGGTAGATATAGAGGATCTATGTCAAGTATTGGCTTATTATGTAGAGCAACAAATTGTTCATCAGTTACTTCTAGGTGTTTAATAAACTCAAATGCAGTCTTATCTACTTGTTTGAGCTCTAGAGTTGCCAAGCCTGCCGATATTGCTCTAATACGAGCCATTACATCATTAGACATAAACTTAGTATTTTCGTTTATTTTACTCCATAGACTTGCTGTATAAATTATTTTACGATCCGCTATTATATTTGCTTCAGTATCTGTAAAGTCAGGATAACTGTTAGGTTCGACAATAATTATTTTTCTTCCATTTACTGTTATATATGTAGAGATGTATGTCGTATCTGCTATAGATTTTCTTTTATGACCTAGTGAGAGAAGTCTACCAAACTCTCTAGCTTGGAAGGCTATCTCTGTAAATCCAGACTTTTTAGAATCTACTTCATCTATTACTGTGGCGGGTAACACTATTTCTGTGTTTGAATCGCCAATGTTTAATATATTGTTTGCATCTAGGAGAATTATATTTGTATCTAGTACTATGTACTCAGTCATGATTACTCCTCTATTATTTTTTCTGCAGCTAGTTTTCTATCCCATCTAGTTAAGATCTCATCTTTAGCTATCCAGAAATCTTTACCTTCGATTATCTCTTCGATCTCTTTATCTGTAAAGAATCCATTATGTATTTCTTTAAATGCTTTATTCAATTCCCTATCTGTGAATGTTTGATAAGCTTTTAACTCATGGCCTTTCCCAGATAACCCTCCACTATAGTTGTGTGTCATCCATGCCGAATAATCAGCTACTGTAATTTCATCACAGAATAATGTAATAATAGTTGCAGCTGATGCGACAGTACCTGATATAGATGCGATTGTTTTAGCTTTAGTGTTCTTAAGTGCATTAATAATTGATAATGCTGAATCTAGTACTCCACCTGGACTGTTGATATGTAGAGTAAATGTATCTGATTCATATGCATTATAGAGTGTATGGATTAACTCATTATACTCTGATGGTATACCTATTTCATCTGAAATATATACATCATAATGTCTCCCTATCTGTATGATAGGTACTATCTTATCAAAAGGATCTTCACTGTTTCGTTGTTTTGGTATATCAAATGTCATTGATTTCCTTTTTTAGTTATTTTTATAAGTCTTTCTAAATACCATCTTGCTTTTTCAAGATCTTCTAATCCGTTTTTATCTTTCCATCTAGTTATATATTTTACTATATTAGCTTCATGGATACCTAGATTATTTGCTTCGATATATTCGATAGGTTGTATTGCCTTATCTGAGTAGTGTGTTCCACCTACTTGTTTTTCTGGTTTATCGCAGATGTGGAAAGTATCTGAACGATATTGTTTTCCACAGTCAGTACAGTAATCATATCCTGGATCTGTTTGGTAGAAATATTCGTATGGGCTACTCATAATTGTCTCTCCATCGAACTATCATACCACTTACCGTATTCAATATCTCCCCAACTACCCTCTATAGTTTTACTATATTCAGTTACTGTACCTGAGAAGAAATCTGTTAAAACTGTACCTACTACATCGTCCATATAAGGTAATGGATTAATTGTTATATTATAATTAGCTTTCATACCTAGTTCTTTTAAAGCATTATCTGCCATATATTCGACATATCGTTTAAATTTAGAGTCAGCTTGTAAATAATCAATTAGTGCATGCTCATAAGAGACAACTTCACGAATTGCTTCATAGATATCATATTTTAATGAGTCATCCCATATATCTAGGTTCTCTGATATAAATGTTCTAAATAGTACAGAATTACCCTGTAGATGTACCATCTCGTCTTTTACTGACCATTCTACAATTGTGCATAATCCCGGGTACATACCTTTAAATTGGTACTCAAGTAGCATTGCGAATTGTGCCATTAAAGCAATTCCTTCTAGACCTCCTGCATATACAGCTATCATCCTAGCGATTGCTTTTCTGAATTCTCTATCTACTTGTGCATCAGATAATCCTGATTGTTTATAGTCTTCATATTTACGAACTTTAGCTTTTTCTAGATACTCTGTTTTAGTTGACATTACAGGTATCTCTAAGAATTCCGTATATACTGCATCAGGTAATCCAATAGTATCTGTAAAGTTTGCATAATTAAATACGTGCGTAGATTCTCTATCGTTAAAAGATGCAAGCATCATTCTTACTTCAGTAGGTTTAATTATTCGTAATAGTGTGTCATAACCTGTTCCAGCCATAACATCGTTTTGTACGAATAGACGCATAATTTTTATAAGTCTGTCTTTACTTTCTTCAGAATCTCTAGCATAGTCTTTTATATCTTGAGATAGATTAATTTCACTTTTATGCCATATCATTTCATCAGATTTCTCATAGTAATCTATTGCCCATGGGTATTTAAACCCTTGAGCTGTTTTATACACTGGCAGTGTTCCTGTTTGTTTTATTAAACTCATTTACTTTCCTTATTGGCATGCCAGACATTCATCTGGCTCTACTTCTATTTGTTTACGATCATTAGATGCTGTAGAAGCTCTATTAACTGCTGTTGATCTTAAGTAATATAATGACTTAATACGTTTTTTCCAAGCTAGTATGTGTAAATCTGATATTAATTGTACATGTGATCCACCTGGTATAAATAGATTAATTGATTGAGCTTGATCTATAAATGGTTGTCTATCACTAGCTAGTTCAATAATCCATCGCTGGTCTATTTCAAATGCTGTTTTAAATACTGATTTTGTATATTCATCCATCCATTCTAAATGTTGTACTGATCCATTATTTTTCTTAATAGATGACCATTGTTCCTCTGTCCAGAGAGATATTGGTGATGGTAAATTATATTGATTTTTGATATAATAATCTGAAATAACATTATCTAAGTACTTATTTTTAATAGCAAAGCTACCTTGTTTTACTTTTTTAGTGAAAGCATTAGTTATCCAAGGTTCAATTCCAGAGCTTGTTACATTACATAGTGAGCTGATTGACATAGTTGGAGCAATAGCTGTTAAATGTATATTACGTTTATTAGTTCTAAGTCTTTGAGACATAGGACATATACTTCCATATGTATTGTGGTCACGATTATGTTTATCTGCTGAGGCTTTTATTTGCTTAAATATTTTCATATTTAATCCTTTTGCCATTGGTGATTCCCAAGCCATCATTTTAGATTGTAATAATGAGTGTAGTCCCATTACCCCTAGTCCAAGTGATCTCTCGTCGATAGCTCCAGCTCTTGCTCTTTCAAATCCTGGTAGATCTTTAGTTTTATCAATAAAATCTTGTAAGACATTGTCTAGAAAGTCTGTACAATCTGCTATAAATTGATCAAAGATTTCTTGATATTCTTCCCAATATTCAAGATTAATACTTGCTAAGCAGCATACTCCTGAGTGGGTCTCATCTGTACGTAAGGTAATTTCAGTGCATAGATTTGATGTTGTTACCGCTATACCTTCAGCTTTATACTCATCTGGTACCATATCATTAACAGTATCTATGAATAATAGGAAGGGTTCCCCTTTAAGAGTAGTTCTGACATCTAAGATTTGTTCCCATAAAGCTCTTGCTTTAACTGTTTTAACTACTTTGTTGTTTTTTGGAGAGATTAGTTCCCAGTCTGCATTAGTAATTACTGCTCTCATGAAAGCATCTGTAATCGCTATACCATGATGTAAATTAGGAGCTCTTCTATTTTGATCACCTGTTGGTTTACGTAGATCAATAAACTCTTCTATCTCTGGATGAGAAATAGATAAATAAGCTGCCTCAGAAGCCCTTCTGTTGCCACCTTGACTAATAGCTAATGTACTACGATCTGATATACCCATAAATGGGATAATACCTGAAGATGTACCACCATGAGGTCCTACTGGATGATTTACTTCTCTAACAGATGACCATACTGTACCAATACCACCACCATATGCACCTAAATTAAATGCTTCATTATAGTTAGCGAAGATTGATGGTTTAGTATCTAGTACTGATTTAGTAAAACAACTAATAGGTAGTCCCCTATCTGTACCTGCATTAGATGCTATAGGAGTAGATGGGTGAAACCAGTAGTTTTGAATGTAAGCTGAGATACGATCGCCGTGTGCTTCATCATTTTGATATGCTCTTGCTATTCTATCTACCCATCCTTCATAGTTTTCATTTGGTAGAAAGTATGTTTCTTTATATAAAGCCTTACTAAACTGGGGTAGGCTAGCCCATCCAGAAGTTGCAGGTCTTAACATATTATGCTACTACTGCTTGTTTAAATGCAGCAAATGCTTTAAATTTAGCAGCTTTAACACCATTAGATCTTGTAAAATTATAAAATTTACCAAACCCACTAATAATAACTGATTTACCATCTACGACTTCATTTACAATTGTATCAGTAATTAGTTCTAAAATCCTACCTGCTTCTGCTTTACTTTTTACAGAATCTAGTTCTGCGATTCTCTCGATTAGTTCTTTTTTATTCATTGTATTTCCTTTATTATTGGTTTTGTGTTTGAGGTAACAACACCACCTCACAACGAGGATTTTCTTTATCCTCTCCACCAACTTCCCATGTAGTTCCTAAGTGATACATGACAGTATCATTTTTAACTATTTTTAAATCCTGAATAGCATCTAAGAAAAACTTCTCTATTAATGGGGCTATATTAGCTCCATCAGAGTTTTTATTCTTATAATAAAGAGTTAGATGCAATTTATATGGACTATCAATATCTAGTTTTAAATTAAAATTAGATATTAATTCATGATAATCACGTTTGACTTTAGCTTGTTGGTGATAAAAGGCATTACGATACCAGTTAAGCGACATTAAAAATGTCTTACTGGGTTTTGTTTTAAAATGCTCTGTATAATATATTGGTAAAGTTACCTGATTCATTAGGCTTGTTATGATTTATTTTCTAATAAATGGATTAACAGCTACTTTAGCTCCCGCTGGTTTAGATGCTGGAGCTGATCCACCTTTAGATCTATTAGCTAAGAATGCAGCTACTTGTTCTTCTGTTACATCTTTTAAGATGTCTTTAGTAGTTCCAAGGTCTTTCTCGTATTGTTTAGGTTCTGTCCCTCTGAATACTTCTTCTCCTGATGCTCCATCTTCTGCTCTGTAGAAACCTCTGATTTCTTTAGATTCTCTAAGAACACCTTGGTATTCGCTATATACACATTGAATTTTAACTTTAACAGGTAAACCACTAAATTGTGTTAATACTTCTAGCTCTGTAGCTACTTTATCTTTTCCAAGCATATGAACTTCAGGCTCTGCGTCGTCTACTACTGGGATACCTAGAACAAGACATAGTTTATTGAAAATGTTTGCTTTATAGTTTGGTGTTCCATCATTATTATCTAATGTTAAACCATAAAATACTTGATCATTACCATTATATTCTACATTGAAATTTAGAGATCTAGCTCCTTTGTCGTTATGCACTACTGATACTGTTTTAATTACTACGTCGTAGATACCAGATTTATTAATAAAATTTAATCCAGTTCCTGACTCTCTGATTGCTTCTTCTGTTGTTGATACTTTAAAAAATGCCATTTGTATATTCCTTATATTGTTATGATATTATTGAGCTAAGCTCGAAACGGTTATATTGTTAGAAGTTTAAAGACATTACGGTCTATAATAAAATTGTTTTAATGTACCTAATATAAGTCCTGCAAAAGACTCCTCGGTACATATACTTAACACCTATAGAACGAATTCTTCTGACTCAGTTTTCATAGAAGCAAGTAGTTCTATATGCTTGTTCAGGTCATATTCTTCTATAGATTGTGACTCTGGGATACCATCTAGGTTTGATCGGCAAGGAAATTTAGTTGAAGTATGGTGAACTATTCTCTTACCATTCTTTATCTCTAAAAACACACTATTATCAGTGACACTGAGCCACGATCCTTGCTTCCCAAAGTTTCCTGGAGATGAGATCTCATATCTTGCTGTTTCTGAATCATAATTACAATGTGCAGTTAGCACTACATTAATTCCATTTGCTAGTAGAACATCTTCAAGATATGCATTAAATGTTAAAATTTCTTTCCCAAGACTTGACCATATATTAAATCCAGTGAATTTATCATTAGCCCATCTTTCCATTGCAATTTGAAAGTGAGTTACCGAATCTATAACCATAGTACCTGGTAATCGCCCATACTTTTCTTGATACACACTTATTTTAGTGTTATTCGTGTCAATAAAGTCTTGAATACCATTATATGATGAATATCTATAATGCGGTACTTTTCCTGAAAATGCTTTATTATCTGTTGAGGCTACAAGCCCATCCTTGATTGTGCTAATAAGAGTTGTTTTTCCAGTAGCCTCTTTCGCCACTATTAGTAATTTAATACCTTGTGCCATATAACGGTCTCCTTATTGAGTGATTTCTAGATTAGAGTCTTCACGGACTATTTCTGGTTCTTTTTTAGGAGGGACTGTTCTATCTAATAGACTAGATAATACTTGAGTAACCATTGCATCTGATGCATGAAAAGGATCACGACCTGAGTGTGATAGTTCATTAGCTACTATTACAAATATTTGACCAAGTCTTAAGGTATGCCCTTGTAATTGGTATATTATATTATGTGCTTCATTGTTAAATTTAATCATTTGTAATCCTTAGCCGAGGGTCTTTAAATAATAACCATGTTAATTCTGGATGTGCCTTTGATGCAGCTACTGTTGAAGCTATCATTGTTAGTATAGATTCTATGAATTGATAATCTGCTTCAGTAACTTGTTCAATAATTTGAACAGCTTGGGCTGGATAATCTTTCATAGGTTTACCAGTTACTTCTGATATTCTATTAATATCATTGTTGGTTACCCATATAATAGATATTCTATCTATAGGCATATTGTTTTGCTTACATATCCATGCATAAGTCAATAATTGATATTTATAATGCATCGGTATATATTGTTTAACTGTCTTGTCTGAAGTAGTTTTATAGTCTATTATCATACCTGAACCATTATTCAAGCCTTTAATTGCATCTATAGAACCTGATGCCCAGTAACCTGGTATTACTTCTGCTTTAACCATTGGTTCTGCTTGCTCTGGTATTCCACTTTTTATTAAATAGTTTATTAGAGTTTGTCCCATAGGGCGCCATTGTTCTAAAATATAAGTCGCATCTATTTCTGTACTATTGCAGTTATTAAGTAGATAATCTATCTTAGATTCTTCAGTAGTTAGTGCTAGGAATTCTTCATCAGGCTTTAATAAGCAAGTTTGTGTAAATATATAATTATATATTTCATTATAATCTACTTTTTTATATAGGATGAATTGTTCAGCACAGAAATGGACTATTGAGCCAAGTACTGTTGCGGTTGAGCCATTAAATGTTTTATTACCTAATAGCATTTCTTGATACCATTCATGTGTTTTTTCTATGAACTTAGATACTCCACTTGGTGAGATACCAAATGAACCCTTAGGTATAATTGTTTCTCCTGAGACATAATGTAATGCTGTTGTCATCTATTGATCCTTGTATGTATATATTGTCTTTTTATAGGAGTTTCTCCTATTATTTCTATATCGTCAAAACGATAATTGCTAGAATCATAATCACACCAATCTAAAGCATTACCATTAGCATCTTCACCGTTATCATACATTTCTCTAGCCTTTTCACGAGCTTCTTCCTCATTATGAGCTTCTATTATTACAGTTGCCTCTTGATAGCCTATATAGCTCTCCAATAGCTGTATTTCATATCTAATCATTATTCTTTTCCTTATAAAAATATTCTTGGAAGTTGGGCTATAATTGTTCTTTCGAATCTCCCAGCTTCTAATGGTTCTACCCAGTAATCATTTATATCTCTTATTATCACTTCTGCTTCTTCAAGCGATAATTCTAGTGTATGCATGTGATGCATTGCTCTTACTAGTGATACTGATCCTTNNCCNTCTNCTGCCTCATAAGCATAGAATAAAGTNTCTCTAAGATTAGATACTGCTGCTTTCTTTTGAGCACTACTTAATGTTACAGTTCCTCTAGCTTCTTGCATTGAGTGGGCTATCATTAGATGTTCTTTAACTGGTATTGGACTTTTATCAGTTACAGATAAGATATTACGATTACTATAGCTAAAGAATATTTGAGATTTAGGTAGTATGTCTGGAGTTAGTTGTAGATACTCTGCAACTGACTTAATAAATGTTTTCCAAATACGATCTTCTATATCTATATAAGCATCTAATTCTAGTAACACCCTAAATTTAAATGGATTATTAGCATCTGATGTTCTTACTATGTGGTGATTAAATCCTTGTAATATATAATGTGTTTCTTCATCTGTCATTATTGATTTATCTATATCTAAACAAAGCCATTTACATCCAGAATCAATATTATCTTTATTTCTAACTCCATTTTTAAATCTAAATGGTGAATAAGCATAATCTCCTGTAAGTAAGTTAGATAAGTCTGAGAAGTTTACTTCTGAGAATTCAAATCCATAAGCACATTGCACTGCTCTATCTTCTTTAGATCCTGATACAGTCCTATATGAGATACCATTAGCTTCTGTTTGAACTATACGTTCGAAACATACACCTTTTTTGCATACTGTATAAATACCGTCTGTATCATATGCTGATGCTAGTTGAACTAGTTCTTTTACTTTTTGTTCTGGTGAACCTGTGGTAGGGATATATCCAAGTTTCCTTAATTGGTGTAGATTAATATTTGATTTATCTGATGTTGTTATTGAATGCATATAAGATACAAATAATTCATATTTTTCTTTTTCTAGTTCTAGTTCAAATAGTTGTATATCAGTATCTAAGAGTTCTGTAAATGACATTGCTTGTACATAATCATCAACTGTTATTGAATCATGCATAGCAAATATAGCTATTGCTCCAGATAGCTTTAAAGCTCTCCATTGTGCATGTAATCTTACTAATTTAGAGATTGGTAATTGAGAATCAATTTGTTCTGCTCTATAATAATTGTAATTTTTATATAGTGAGAATAAATCCTGTACTTCTGGATCTATTGTAAGAGGAATACCAGCTAATGGTATATGGTGCTCTGCTAATGACATTGTAGCTATATCTAATTCCATATTTACTTTTATTGCTTCTTCTTCTACTCTTCTATCATGAGCAAGTAAATCCGTTACTGTTTTAAAGTTTGGTGGTTTTATATGTTCAGGATTGAAATTAAAGAATGAACGCCTAGCTAGTTTAGTATTAAATTCCATTTTAAAAATAGCTTTAATACGTTCATCATATAAAATATTTCCTTGTGATCCAATTAGTAATGCTGAGACAGGCATGTTAGATACTTCTTTAGATTGCTGTTCTCTGTTCTTTAACATCTTTACTTGTTTAGAACCTGTATCATATGTTTCTGATAGTAATTGGATTAGCTGTATCATTACAGGTGATGAAGCAAGTTCACTACCTAATTCATTAGCAAATACAACTCCTGCTCCTAATGGATCTTCTGAAAGATCATTAAGATGTTGGATGTATCCTTCTGCTGTTGAAGGTGCTACAAATATTGGATTAGGAGCTCTATAATATTTTTTAATTATTTTAGGATCTCTTGGATTTTCTATTCCATCTTTTGCTGCTGCTGATACAGCTCTTGCAGTTGCAGCCTCTTCTCGTTTTTTCTGTATTAATGAGTATGCTGTTGCAAAACATTTTCTTAATGATTGAACTGACATATCTTTACCACTACCTGATTGTGATAGGGTAAATGTTATAGCATTGATTGGTATATGTGANCCATTCCAATGTAGTATATTTCTTCTAAATTGAGAAGCAAATACTACGAGCTCTGAGGCTGCTAGAGCGTACTTCATCCGTTGAGGGATAGTTGTTATAGGGATAGCTTTTGCGAGTGCTCTAACGGCTACTGGAGGCTCTCCATTGAAGATATTATATTTAGATATTTCTTCTTCTAATAATCTATACATTTACTTCCTCCTCTTCTTTTTCTTCTTCTTTTTCTGTATCATCTTTGATTGGCTTACATCTTAATCGTAGTACTTTTAGAATAGCATGTAAGAAAGGCTGTAATACTTTTTGATCTTTTGCATAATTATTTGTTAGATAACATTTATATGTATGAGATAATGTTTCATTATCCATCTCAGGTATCATCTTAATCGATTCTTTTACTTGTTCTGGTGTTATCGGTGCCATTTAATTTCTCCTCTTTAAAAAATATAGGATTTTAATGCTGTTGCATTTATTAATTCTTTTTTAGCCCTTGTACAAGCTGTATAATATAAATAGATTGGTGATAAGTTTTCTTCTGGATCTACTATCTTTTTTACAATTGCTTTTTCTATAGACATATTTAAGTCATCTTCGATGTACACACAGTCAAACTCATATCCTTTAGAGGTATGAGCTGTTGATAATGTTACTCTCTGCCTAGGTTTATTCATTACTTTAGCTGTAAAATATGAATCTATAACTTTCTTACTTGAATATCTTATTATAAGGGCTATTGCAGATTGTATCTGGATATCATGTATAAAATACTCTTTTATATACTTAAGTTTAGAGCTGTATTTTATTTGTAAGTTTCTATCATTATCATATCTCTCTGATGCCATTGTTATATAGACAAATTCAGCTGATGATTTCCAATTAGGATTATTTAAATTAGCTATTGCTAATGGTAAAGCAAATATAGATATTAGTGGACGTAATAATGTATAAGTAGTTTTTGCTTCATGTAGACGCATCATACGATCGACAAGCTGTGCATTTGTTCTAGAAAGATAAGCCATAGAATTTATTGTTTTATCTTTTAATGGAATACCTTTAAAAGACATTTCACTATTAATGTATCTTTTAGCAAATACTTCTACATCTTTTGCAATCTCTTCAGATACTCTAAATGATTGTGTTAAGGATAGTTCTACACCTACGTCTGACAGTTCTTCAAAACCGTTAATGGTATGCATAAATGAATTTATATTCTGAGCTACGTCACCTACCATTACCTTTTTAGTAGCTGGTATATGATTAAATAAATCTAATGAACAAGCTGTTGTATCACCTGCTTCATCTAACATTAGTAAATCATAATGAGGTAGTTTTATCATGTTTAAATGTACTAGTACTTGAAAACGTTTTAATATGAATCCGAAGGTTGAGTCTATCTTAGCATCTTCCATTAAGTGTAGATATTTATAACAGAATGGTAATAATGGATTATCCATTAAATATTCTTCTATATCTAATGAAGCTGATGAAAAGAATTCATTTAACAGTTTAATTACTTCATAACGATCCTTAGATAGTAGAGTTGGTTCAATTATATCATCTATAGTTAATTCTTGAAGTTTTCTAGTTGTTCCTTTTACTATAAATGCATAAGCTAGTGAATGAAGTGTCCTACATTCAATTGTGTTTGGAAATTTAGTACTAGCTTCAGTTGCAATTGCTTTATTAAAAGCTAGATATAATCCATGTTTAACATTTAAAGTTTCAGATATAGCTATTAAAGTACTTGTTTTACCGGACTAAGATCCTGCAACAGCATTGATTTTCAATAAGCTACAGGAATCCTCCTTAATTGTTGAAATTACTAGTTCCTGTTCAGGAGTTAGTTTCATTTATTTTTCCTTAAATTTGATAATATTACTGTAGAGATTAATTCTAAATCTTCCTCATTACACCATGTAGAGTGTTGTTCTGATCGATAACTATGCTTGCTACGCACAAAATGTGGCTCTAAGGTGTCATATATCTTAAAGGTATCCCCTATGCGTATACTTCTACCAAATTTATCAGCCATCTTTATACAATTATTGAGAGGTACATCTGTAAAGTAGAGTGCGGATCTTGTATTTGGTTTTGTAATTGATTTTACTCTTACTGTTTGACCTACTATAAATTTCATAAATTTTCCTTTGTTTTAAATACCCACAGAAGGACAAAAACTGTGAGTTTAATTATAGTAGTTTATAGACTTGCTGGTCTAAGTTTTGAAATTGTTTTTATTTTTGATATTATTGTAAATAATGATAGATTAGCTTCTGCAGCTACGTCTTCCGAACCATAACCATATACTACTGTCTCTGAAGGATAAGATAATTTTATTCTAGTAATTACAAAAGTAAATCCTAATTTACGAGAAGGTTCTCTCCAAGGAGATAACTGTTCTACTGATGATATAATCACTTTTTGACCTATTTTATATTTATGGTTTTTCATAAGTAATGTTCCTATTTTGTAGTTTTTATTAAAAGCTCTTTAGAGTGAAATTTAAAGTTAGCTTAATGACAGCTGTACCAATCTGAACCAGTCATATATTCTGCTTCTAAGTTTACATTTAAATTCAGCTGTTCTTTGACAGCTTTCATTGCATTAGATATGATTGGACCTATTTTATGTTCTAAACCTTCTCTTACTCTAAAGTCTAATTCATCATGGATATATCCCATTTGAACATAATCTCTACCTAAGAGATATCCTGCTAATTGTAGCTGTTTATGAACTTCTACCATCCAGTATTTAACTGCAATTGAACCTGCTGATTGTAATGCTAGATTTAATAAACTATGCTTACTTCTTACTGGTAATAATCCTTTATCGACAGCTGGTAGATAGTCTCCAATCATTGAAGTTTCTAGATCTTTAACCATCTCAGCAAATCCTTTTAGATTAGATTTAAAGCCATCTATAACTCTATAACCATATATAGCCATCTCTACTAATCTAGTAGTTAGTGGTATAAATTTAGTTTTAGATATTGGGAAATATAATACACCATTTATATTCTTTGCTCTCTTACGTAGCTTTGTTTTTATAGTATTAAATTCTGATTTAGTGTATTCTACTTTAGTATCTGGAGAATCAACTAATAATCCCCAACCAACTCGAGGACCAGATGAGCCGTATAAGATCCCATAAGTTGCTGTTTTAGCAGCATCTCTTGTAGGTAATCCCATAGCCTTTTGAGCCATAGAATGTACATCTGTTCCATTAGATTTATCACCTTTATCGATAGCATGATCATAAGCTCCGTTATCATATGGATATAGATAATGTGCTAAGATTTTTAATTCTAATGCTGAAGCATCTGAACCTACAAATACCCAGCCTTCTGGAACTGTAAAGAGTTTACGAAATTCTCCATTTTGTCCCTTAGCAGGGTCTTTCTTTGGTATTTGCCCTAGATTTGGGGCATAGTGAGCAGCTCTACGAGTTACTGCACCAAGCGTATCTACTTTTCCATGAATTGCTCCAGTAGATGGTAGATATGATTGAATTAAGCTGTTGCTTGTATCAGCTAACTGACTTAGGTCTTTTACCAATTTTAAATATTGTTTTAATGGTAAAGCTTCTTCATAGGGTAGACTAACTAAAGTCTCTGCATCTACTTGTGGCTCACCTGACTTAGTATATACTTCAGGTTCCCATTTATATTTATTTTTTAGTTCTCGTATGATATGTTGCCTGGAGCCTGGATTAAATTTAGTTAATGTAATTGGCTGATATTCCCCTATAGTATATATGTATAATAGTTTATGTGGGATTTCATACCATTTAAATTTAGCTTTACCTGGTAATCTATACCTACCATCCTTATATCTAGGTAGTTGGTGTATAAATCTTAGAGGTACTCTGGATTTAAATTTATAATCTGGATCTTCTACATAAGTTTTATTTTTTCTAGGATTAGCTGGGGTAACTACATTACCTTTAGCTAAATACTTAGGAGAAAATACTAACTGTAGTTTGTGTTCTAAGTTCATTTTTTTAAATCTCATACTTACAGCTAATGACCTAGCCTTTTCAGCATCAAAATAAAATCCTAGATTCTCTTGTTCATTTATTATTTCAGCAACTCTATATTCTAGATGTCTTACATTATCTAGTGGATAATTAGGTTGTGCAATTAAGAATTTATATAATTCGTAAGTGACGTCAACATCACGAGCACAGTAATCCATCATTTCTGGAGTTAATTTATCGAATTGTTCAAATTCTATTTTTAGCTCACCACCGAGTCTATAACCGAAAGCTTTTAATGAGTAACTACCTAATAGCTGTTTTGGGAAAGTTTGGGAGGACATATCTATCCCTATTAATTGTTCTTTAGTGAACATTAATTTACTATCTATTAGAGTATCTGCAATAGGTATATTTATTTTACCTACTAGATGTTCTATAATAGGCTTATCAAATTTAGCAAGATTATGTCCTACACATATATCATGCTTATTTATAAAAGCAATTGCACCTTTTAAATTTCCTGCAGACCCAGCTCTATAGGCATAGGTAAATATTTTAGTTGGTTCGTGATTTGACTTCACCCCTATACAAAACATTTTATCTATATACATAGATCCTTCTGGAGGAATTAAGGTTGTTTCACAGTCTACTGTACATATGTTCATACTTACTCCTCCTTAGGTTTATTTAATTATCAAAATAATATTGACCATTTGATAACATGTCATCTTCTTCCATATCATCTAATATGTCATACATTAGTTCTAGCTCTTCTAATACTTCATCTCTTGTTGCTGTGTAGTGTTTATGACTATTAAAAGATCTACTATAATAAAGGTATTCTAGATAGTCTAAATAGTCACATAGATCTACTAGATCTAGATCTTCTAATTCTGTTTGTGGTTTTAGTTTTACAGGTTGTGAAGTATTTTCTGTTTTTTTACTTACTGGAAACTCATTAATAAATGGCTTAGATAAATCTAATGATGTTACATTTGTTTTCATATAAGTAGTTACTATTTCGTATTTACTATCTACTAGTACTGATATTTGTTTTTTCATATAATGATATGGCACACCTTCTAAACTATCTAATAGTTCCATAGTAGCTTCGTTGCATTCATATACTTCTCCAAGTATCTGTAATCCACCTTCATCTGGAGACATTGAGCTTAGTAGATATGGGAATGGCATATCTTTACCTATCATTGCATAATTACCAGCAGTAACCCCAGTACCTAATAGTTTAGATGTACGTAGTAGTTCATGGTTACGTCCATTAGCTTTTAATGTTCCATATACAAAAACTTTAGTTGGACGAGAATTCTTATTAAAATGATAACTTGCCATTGGGTAAGTAATATTGTATGTAGGTGTTTCTTTTTCTACATGGTATGTGTTTGAATACCATATACCATCTTCTTCATTTCCTAGGTCTTTATTTACAATTGTAACTTCTCCATCTTTTTCCATAAAAACAAGTTTATTACCTGTCTTACCTGTTATCTGATGAATCAATGGTAATATGTCAGAAATCTTATCATACTTACATAAGCTGATAATTTCAGCTAGATTACGTGTATCTGAATTATCATTACATGTAGTAGTACATGCGACAGTTCTCATTGATGACATACTTCCATTATGACACATCCATGCATCATTACCTACTGGGAAAGGATGAGAGTTATCATGTGTTGTTTTTCCTATTGAAGTATATCTTAGATGTATNACTCTTTCATAAGGTTCTAGTGTATTTATTTTTTCTTTAAATACGTCAAAGTCCATTGTTTTAAATGACTCAACATTATTATCTTTATAGTACATTACACCATAACCATCTTTATTTATGGTTGCAGCACGTTCTAGATATTCTTGTTTTAATATTTGATTTGGTTTTAAGTGAGCTATCCAGCACATATGTATCCTTTGTTTTTAGTTTAATCTATAGTTAAGTATAGATATGTTATAATTAAGTATATAAGTATAGATATATATATATATAATACTAATTATTAAATATCCAAGG